TTGATTGTGATATAGCAGTAAATATAGTTCCAGCAAGACCAACATTAAGTCTATGCCTTACAGTTAAATAATCTGTATCTATTTCAGCATTTACTCTAACATCACCATTAAAAGTAGAACTATTATTAACAATTATTGAATCTACTTCTAAAGCACCACCATCACCAGTTAATCCACCAACTAAATCAGCATATAATTTTCCATAAACATAAACATCGTTATTAAACTCCGTTACATCAACAATAGTATTTGTATTAGTACTATCATCATTATATGCTGGAGAGTGTGGAAACTTTTCGGAAGGTCCAGAAGCCGTATTATTCTCAGTCATTATACTATTCCACCCCCACTTGGGATCATATCAGTAACAGCTCCACCACCTGCTGCGTTCTTAAATACTTGTCCCATAAAAGTAACATCTCTTGGTGCTAGATTTCCACGTAAGGCATTACAATCTGCTACATTAGACTTCAATAAAATTCTATTTTTAGCATCTAATGTTATATTATTTCCTGCCATCAAATCAATATCTTCATCAGCATCAATAACTATATTTTTACCCCTTATTCTAACCTCACCATTTTTCTCAGCAGTTATCCATACATCACCATTCTTACCAACAATATTAATATTAACTCCACCAGATTGATCCTCTTGTCCACCTACTATCTCAATTGTTTGATCATTGTAAATATGATATATTCCACCATTAGCCATTCCAACGACACTTTTATCACCACTAGAAGTTTGGGCAAATAAATCATATACTATACTTCCATTTAATCCCATTTGAGGATTAGCAGTATCAATTCTAAAGTGAGGTCCAAAAGAAATGTACTGTCTTTGCTGCCAATTTTGTTTTTCAGCTGGTCTTTCTGCCATTAGTTAATACCATACCATATTATTTATTTCAACTAATACAATCAATAACTTGCTTAACTTCACCTTGATAGGTAGGTCTAATAGCTAATTTGGGTTTTAAAATAGCTCCTGATCCAGTTTTAGACTTAATTCTAAGAGTTTTCACTCCTGTTACCTTGGGTGGACTATTTAAAGTATTATCTGGAGAAATAATACTAATAATTCTACCACTACCATCTACCTTAATTCCATACTCATTACCATCATCATCAATAATGTTATCATCCCCACCATAATTAATGCCAGGTTTTACAATAATTATATCATCTATAACATGATCCTCATCATCAGATGGAACAGGATAATTTTCACCTTCAGATACAACGTAAATATCAGTAACTTGTTGATAAGTAGGTGAATTTTCATCTTGATCAACAACTGCTCTAGCTATAGCACCATATCCCTTATTACAATTATCAGTTATCTCAACATACGGTGGAGTAATATACCCAGAACCACCACTTACTAAGTCAATACCAATAAGACTTCCAACTGCTTCAGCATCATCACCAACAATATCACCTATTATAGCTTTACCAAGTGCTTGTGTACCACCTCCACCAAAAATATTGATCTTTATTCCAGCACAATTTAATGGAGGACCAGCATAACATTCACCAAGTCCACTCTTAAATCCAGGATTACTTACACTCGGATTCAAGAAATCAAACATTCCTAAAGATCCAGTAGCAATACTTAATTTTTGAATACCATCAACTAATGATTCTGATAACTTATCAGCAGCATTAGCAACTTTTATAATCTCATCTATAGCAACATTAACAGAATTTTTTGGTCCCTTTCCAATTGTCCATTCACCAGTTTTTGAATTATATGTTGGTTTCTTAGTATCACAAGTAAGTGCATTAACTATTCCCTGTAAACCTTCTGCCTTTGATCTAAGGAATCCACCCAAATTAAAACCACCTAAAATTTTACCAACTCCACCAAGAAGTGGTCCTAAAGCACCCGTAATCCCTCCAATAATATGATTAAATAACCCACCAACAAACTGCTGTGCTACACATGTAACAAAATTACTAACATTATCAATTATACTAGTCAATAATTGTTTAATTGCTTTACCAATAGTACCCATTACTTTACCTGCTATACAGGGTAATGCATTTTGTAAAGCACCAACACCTGGAATCATAGCTTTTTGTGCTGCAGAACCAGCTAATTTTGCCTTTGCTTTACTTCCTGTAGCAGCTAATGTAGACGCATATGTTGAAGCGTATAAAGTATCCAATCCACCTTTAAGTGCGTCTGATAAACCTCCACTATAAACAGTGTTTAACATATTACCAACAATACCAGTAGATAATCCACTAATCTTATCAGTTACACCACCAACCAAACTATCAATTTGCCCAGATACACTACCTAAAGCACCTGAAGCACCGTCTGATATTGATTTAACTTTACTAATCAAATTATCAACTTCACTATTAATCTTCTTCACAGTTGCTGCTGGATCAACACTAGCAGCAACAACAGTTTCACCAACAGCATTAAAAGCTGCTCTAGAATCTTCTGGAAGAGCTTTAACAATATTGGGTGGTACATGTTGTGGAGATTTTTGCGACTTCGCATTCATCTCGTTTGCTTCACTGTTTATAATATTCCCACCATCATTCTCAATCTTACTAGTAAATCCAGTAAATGGTTTAAAAGGACCAGCATAATCATCACTAGGAGAATATCTAGTATTCCCCAGTACACCCATAATCATTGGCAATTGAGCATCATCACCATCCAAAAAGAACCCAATTACATTATCACCAGGAGATAATTTTACATTTGTTGCTCTATTACCTTTACCAGATCCATCAGTAACTCCTAAAAGTGCTTGTGCCCAAGGAAGATCCTCATCAGACAATTCTACAGTACTATGTGGATGATACCCCATAATACGAACTTTAACTCTATTACCCCATCCAGCACCATTTATCTGTCCACCTTGAGATTCCTCTGGTGCTACTTGACCAACCCACCAACGAAATCCATCTCTACCAATAAAATTAGTTTTTAATAATGATTCTTCTATCATTTGTCTTGAGGTCCGAATGTATCTTTAATCAATTCTAAAGAAGTATATGAAGCAGTAGCATCAAAATGATGGCATAATGCCTTAATCATATATAGACCGCTTTGTTCCTGATCCAATTCCTTTGAACTTTCTCTATCAACTTTAGGAAACTGACATTCTATAATATCTCCTGCCTTCAAATTAGTATTAGAAGGTATCATCATATTCAAAGATTGTGTAGTAATCAAACCATATCTCATCATAGATTGAGATTGTATTCTACCAGGATCAGCATTTGGTTGTAAATTAACATCCTTTTCAACTGTACCAATATCTAAAATAGCAGTCATATTTCTACTCGGAATATCACCCAAATTCTCCTCAGATCCTTGATTTACTGGAGGTAAATCAACTTCCTTACCTAATGTTGCCGCCTTTCCCGCATAATCTTTTAATTTGAATAACCCTTTATCATATGGAGTATATTCAAATGTTACAGGATTCATATACATTGTATGACTACAAAATGCTCCCTTCCTTAATTTTTCCATCAAATCTTGATTTTGATTTATAGAGTAACTAATAATCTTATAATCATTATTAACTTTACCAGCCTGAATAACTTCTTGATAAAAATAAGGTTTATTGAATGGTTTATCAGTTATTAATTTATCAATAGATTTAAATACATATCCATTTTGAGTCTGAAAGAATACATATCCAGCAGTAGCATCTTTACCCTTAGATGTTCCAGGAACTGATTTTGCTGCTAACCAAGTTATAACAGTAAAAGGTTTTCTCATATTACCAATAAAACCATAAGGATTTTCAGTATCTTCTATATTCTTATCATCTAACTGATCAGATTTTAAATATTTCTTGATAATATCCTTAACCGTTTCAGATATTGGTGTAGATGAAGGATATTTACATCCAACCCGTGTAGTCTCATTAGTTAACGCTTCCCTAGAGTACAAATTCAACATAAAGGATTCACCTTCTGTTGTAGTCAATACATCAGTAATACTAGAAACATAAAGATATCTAGATGGATCAGAATCAAAATCTAATCCTGGATTATCGTTACTATTACCTTTTATCTTTAATCTAAGTCTTTCACCACCACGTAAAGGTAAACCATTATAGAGTGAAGTAAGTTTGTCATCCTTACCCTTTATAGTATCACCAGTATTTACAACTTGTACCTTGGCAGAAATTGTAGGTGAAAAAATATCCTCATAATAATCAATCATGATGGTTCCACGAGCAACATCAACGGTTCTCTTACCATTTGCGGATTGTAATAATACTTTTTCGTATTTTGAAGGGTCTTTTGCTGCCATTATGTGTAAGAAAGTTCTAAATCTTGTAGTATCCTAATCATATTTAACACAGGAGGAGAATTGTAATCATCTTCCGATTGTGGTGAAGGTGAAGGTGTCGGTGGTCTAGATCCTCCCCCACTTGGCATAGGAACCATAACAGTCGGTCCAACTCTTTCCTTTTTAATAGCTTCAGCAACTGAAGCTTTCTTCTGAACCTTAATATTAGATTCTAAAGGTTTATCACTTTCAACACCATCAATAATAGGTTTAATTTCTGGTGCTGGTCTAGGTTTTGTATTATTCTTTCTAGCTTCTCTTGGACCAAAAATATATTTTTCCTTTAATGCTTCATCCTGATCATGATAAATTATACCATTTTGCTTTTCTTTAAGTTCTTTACATGCCTTCTCATATCTACCTCTATCACTTCTCCTCATTCTTATTTCATCTTTAGATGTACCCTTATGCGTAACAGTCTTCTGGAAAAAGGAATTAGCATCTAATTTATCATTTGGTACTATTGTTCCTGGTGTATCAGCAACAAATAATTCTGGACCTTTCTCACCAACAATACTTGTTTTTCCAACTTCTGGACGACCACCATCGGCAAACATATCAAAACCACTATCATTTATCCATTCTTGATATTCAACCCATTCTGGATTTATTTTACTTCTCTGCTTTCCTTTCTTATCCTTATAAAATATTTCCTTCTGAGGTGCATAACCATTCTCAAACCTTTTTCTTAAAGGTTGTGTTTTATCACTTGCTATTTTGGGATCAAGATCAAATTCATCATCACTATCCTCCTTTTTCTGAACTTCTTTCTCTACAGTTTTTATTTCATTTTCTTCATTTTTCTTTTCCTCTTTATTCTTCTTAATCTGTTTAGTAGGATCTTTGGATATTATTTCATTTTCTTTCTCCTTCTTCTTAAAAACATTAGTAAACCAATTACCATTCTTACCTTCAGTTTTCTTTTTATCTCCCTCTTTATTATCTTGATTTGATTCAGATCCATCCAAATTTTCTGTTTTAGGTGGTGTTCCACCATCACCTTTCAACCATTGTGAAAACTGCCCTAATCCATTCCTATCATTATTAAAAATATCAGCCATAGTCATAGCAAAATCATTATCTAATATATTAAGTCTATCATTAATAGTTTCCTGTTCCTTCTCCATCTGTTGCTTTTCATCATCAAAAGCATACTCCTTAAGTTTAGATTGACTTGTCTCAACAGTACGTCCAATTTCTTCAAGAGAAGATTGAGTATTTTGTACAAACCCCTGAGAAATATTGACTAATCCCGTAATATTTTTAATTAAACCTAAACCACCTTTAATAATCATAGGCAAAGTCTTCACTGCCCAACCCAACATGACAATACCAAAGAAATCTAAAATACGCCCAAGAAATCCCTTTGTACTATCACCAGCAGTTTTACCACTTTGCTTAACAACACCACCAACTCTACCAGCTTCTATAATATCTTCTCGCTCTTTTCTTAATACCGCCTCTCTTCTTCTTTGAAAGAAACTCTCATCTTTGACTATTAAATTCTTTAGAAATCTATTACTTCTAGTAGTAGATGTGACAGCACGAGAATGAGTTTTATTAGCACTCTTTAAACCAGAACTAAAAGTAGAAATACTACTCCTAATATTATTAATACTACTGCCACTAGTAAGTAAGGTTTTTTTAACTATCTGTACTGACATACTATGCTACAGGAGATAAATTAAATTGCTGATAAGCATGATAAACATAAGTATTACTAAAATTAGTAGGACGAATTTGTGGTAATCCTTGTCCTGAACCTGGCAAAACACTACCACCAGATGGTTGTTCTTGACCACCACCATCTTGAGGTATAGGAACAATAACAGGTTCTTCTTCTGGTAATGATGCTAAATTATCAGATGTGCCAGGATCTCTTTTAATACTACTAATTGATGTATCAGAAGAAGAGGGGGAAATTGTACCAGATGTATCCTCTTTTTGATTATAAAATTCACTTTTATCAACTGGTTGAGGTAAACCAAATTCATCAATTTTACTAACTTGATCCCTTACACTAACAAATTCCCCTTGATTATATTCCTTATAAGGATCAAATTTTTGTGGTTTTTGCTTTCTATTGAATAGACCACCAAATAAACCTTTATTCTGTGGTTTAATACTAGGAGTTTGTGTCTCAGGCGTACTATTTGATTTTTTATTTCCTCCAGTAAATCTATCCCAAAGACTCCGAATAGAATACTTTTCGTACTTATCCTCAGTTTCCTCTAACCCATCAGCATTATTCTGATTCGTTCCATCTATATTTGTACTTCCATCCTCTTTATCATCATCCTTATTTTCACCCGATATATCACTCATTCTTCTTTGAAACCAATTTTTATCCCCTTCACCCTTGTTCTTACCAAAGAAAAATAGTGGAGCAAAAGCAGCAAGATTAGCAGCAGCAATACCTATTAGTGTCCGAATATCTTTAAAGGGTTTCCACATTCCAGCACCCTTGGAATATCCCGTTGCTCGAACAGCTAATCTACCAAGTATTCCAACTGCACCCCGTAAAGCAAGTCTAGAACCCAAATAAACACCACCAATAGTTAATAGAGTTTTACCTACATTAACACCAATTTCCTTTAATTTATCAATATTTCTAAGGGATATCGCATTATATGCATCAATAGTACTTCTACCAAGCCACCCAAAAAATAATAACTTAAATACGTTACCTAATCTACCTAAAACACCTCTTGTTGTATTTCCAATTTTAGCAACAGGTGCTACTAAAGCGTTTTGAATTTTTCTTTCAAAACCACCCTCTTTACCTTCTCTAAGTTTTAAATTTATTAATTTCTCTTCTCTTGCTGATGCAGCAGCTTCTCTTTGTCTAGTTAATGATGCTTCTACTTCTAAATTTTGTTTAACAGAATTAAGAGAATTTCTTAATCCTACTACCTGTTGATTAAGAGATCCTAAATCAGTAGCAACTCCTTTTAAACCTTGAGAGTTTTGAACTAATAAAGGTGTTATAAGTGATGTATTTAAATTATTCCTATTAGTAGGAGTAGTACTAAAGACACTAGAAGATACCGTATTTTTAACGGCTCTTATTCCTCCTGCTATTGGTGATGCTATCTCAGCCATTGTTTGCTTGCTGTGCCTTTAAATTTTCTTCTTCAATATATTGCTGAAGAAGTGCTAAATAAATTTCCCTCTCCCAAGGAATCATATTTTCTAACTCTGTTAAGCTATATTTATGGTGTTGGATTAGAGCAAAATTAATTTTATAGTATGACGCAAGATCTTCATGTGCCATACTTACCCGAAAAAACTTTGTAAACCCTCCAATACAACTTCATTTTCAACTTTTGTTTCTGGATTTGTAACCTTCACTGTATGCGACAACTTAGGCATGGTCTCAAAGAATTTCTCAACAGATTTAAATTGCTTTGAATCTAATTGTTCAACAAATTGATTCAACTCTTTCTTAGTACAATCAGCAGCAGCCCAAGATTCCTCCTCAGAATAAACTTGATCTATACATGATGCTATTAAATCAAAAGTATCATCAACACTTATATCACCACCACTACCAAAATTAGTCTTAATAAATTCATTTAATGATGGATATTTCATTCTTAAGGAATAATCATTATCCAATTTAATATCTTGTGAATGTTCAGCGTGAGTTTGTACACTAATCTCATCTAAGATAATAGTCGTTGTAACTTGCGTTTTACCATCATCTGGGCAAGTTATCACAACTTCAACTTCCTCTCCTACAGATTTACCTCTAATATTAAGAAAAAGATATTCAATATCAAATGTAGATAATTGATCTACTTTAATACCTCTTGTAAGAATACAAGATTTGATAACATCTTTAACCGCATTAGCAATCATTTGCGTATCCTCGCTCTCCATAGCCAGGATTAAAATCTTCTCTTCCTTTACAAGAAAAGGTCTAAATTTTATTTTCTTTTTGGATGAAGGTAGTACCAACTCATAAGAAGGTGTCGAAATCTTCGGTAAAGGCATAATATGCTCAATTCAATTATTTTTATTTATAGCACTAATTTGCAAAATATTTCCAAGGACCATTAATTGGTTGATCAGTAGTCCATTCTCTTAATCCATCACCGTCCGATTTCACAGTATTAACTGTTGAAGTTTGACCTGTTGGACTATTAAGAATACTAGTATTACCTATTTTATCCTGTATGTAATCACTGTTACGACTATGCCAAACATATCCATTGTTAGGATCATTGTTCTCAGCTAAACCAGCATCTTGAGAAGCAGATGTAGTTTGACCACAAATATACCTATCATAACTAAAATTACAAGTAGCTTTCAATACTTGCGAATTTTGATATCCAATTCTTGTAGAGTTTAATGATAGTGGAAATAACCCAACAAACTTATATTCTAAAAATTGTCTATAGTTTCTTTCAAACTTAATTATTCTAGTCTCATTTGACTTATAAAGATCTGGATATCTCATCTTAAAATGATATCCCTCTTCACTAGCAGCATTTGGATTAGCACCAGCAATGTACTCCATCCAATGCTCTAAGAATTTTAAAGTTTTATACTTATTATCAACATAAAATTCTAATGATATCTGGGTAAAATTTCTAGTATGAGCAAATCTTTCAACAACACCTTGATAGTTACCTACAACATCAACAGATGCCATAGCACTACCTGGCAATGAAGCATTACTACAAAGCATCCCTATTTCATCACCCACAAATCTAAAATCAACCCCCTTACTTCTAAGATGGTTTCCTAATGAATATCCATCACTATTAGTATGTGGAGGCAAAGCAAACTTCACCAAATAATTAGATGTTTGTGCGACATTTTGAAATGTCGGTAATATCTGAGATATTTTCTTTGGAATTGGTGCTGGCACTCTAAATAGTTTTATTATATCATATCTATTTAGATGGCTTATAAAGGAAAATATTATCCAACTTTTCCCCATAAGTATAAAGGAGACCCTACAACAATCACCTTTAGATCATTATGGGAAAGAAAATTTATGGTATATTGTGATAAAAATGCTAACGTACTAGAATGGAATAGTGAAGAAATTGTTATTCCATATAGATCTCCAGTTGATAATAAAGTTCATAGATACTTTCCAGACTTTTATATGAAACTGAAAGAAACTAATGGCAACATAAAAAAATATATTATTGAAGTGAAGCCTTTAAAACAATGCTCTCCACCCAAAAAACAAAAACGACAAACTAAAGGATATTTACGTGAAGCATTTGAATATGCTAAAAATCAATCAAAATGGAAAAATGCAAGAGAATATTGTAAGGATAGGAATTGGGAATTTAAAGTAGTCACTGAGAAAGAACTTGGAGTCTAATGAGTAGAGTTAAAGAAATCCGTGATAAATTAATAGGGACAGAACATCCTGACGATTTAATGCTGGATATTATGGAGGTTTTAACAGAAGGTGGTAAAACTCCTCAAATAGGAAAATTCTATGTCTTTGTATATAATCCCAAAACACCTAATATAAGGTACGATCAAAATCCTTTAGTTGGAGTAACTGGAATATTTGAATGGGGATTCCGTG